CGTTAGAAGATTCAAACGTGCTAAAGGATCCACACGGATTTCCTGCATTTTGATTTTGCATGCAGGATTGGTACATCACAATGGTGTAACCGGGAGGATTGAAGGTTTGTCCATTTAACGCATTATAGAGGGCACTGGGACCGATTCCAGCACTTGCGAGTCCGAAGAGTGCAAGTAATCCACCTACAGGGTACAACCAGCCAAGCATGTTTCTATTCAGGTCTACGTTTGTCTAAACGGAACAGAACCCCTTTCCTAAGAAACATGCGGATCGCCATCACAGGACGATTTGAGAACAGTTATTTTAGCGGAGCCACTACGCAAGTGGCGATTGCTCTTGCAAGAGCTCTTACAACAGCTGGGCATAATGTCGAACTCTTAGCTCCTCCCAAAGAAGCCTTGTGGTTTATTGATTGTAAGGAGCATGCAGCAAATGTACCAATTCGCAAGAACTATAATCTGTCCGACATCACCACTCCTTATGATATTCTTGTAGAAGTGGTGTGGAATGTAGGTGCTCAAGACCGCCCGAAGGTGGCTAAGAAAACAATCTTATTTGCACACTATCCTCCACTATTTCATGATATGGAATCCTCAGTATATCAATTCAATCCTACCAAACGAGAGTTTACTAATCTTCATGGAATCTGGACATGGGATCATTATCAACCCGATGATATCCGTTATTTAGAATTTCTATCGGGTGTCAAGGTCTCCAAGCTTCCCTTTGTATGGGATTCACAACCCTTGGATATCTATGAAAAAGAATCGAATCTTCCTCCGTGGAGTGAATCGGCAAAGCAGATTGAAAGCAAACTTCCATCTGGAGCACCTTCCACTCTTGCATGGTGTTTGCGCATTACGGAAAGTAATATGAGTAATTCGAGTAGTGCTGTTCTTCCAATTAATATTGTGAGCGCTATTCGTGGAAGAGGAGATAATGTGCGATGGATGATCCATAATGGAGATGGAATTGCTCAAAGTGATTTTTTTAAATCAAATATTATCAAGAATTGCAATTTAGGAACGGATATTAGTGGATCTTTTGTTGGAAGGTTACGATTGCCAGATATGCGTCGTGATAAAACCGTCTTGGTCGCACATCAACGGTGGAGACCATTGAAGGCAACGCTCCTAGATGCCTTATACCTTGGAATTCCAATGATTCACAATTGTCAAATAGCAAAAAGTATGGGAGGAAGTTATTACTACGAATTAAATCAGATTCAAGATGCTCAAGAAGCGTGGATTCGATTAAAGACGGATGCAGAATCTGGAAAAGGATTTTTTCATCCAAATGCAGCAATCATTCGAAAGAAGACATTACAGGGACGCTTTGGACCGACTGCACCCTCCATTCAGGAAGCATTACAGGCTGCCATAAAACAAGTTGAAACCGCGGTTCCAGTAATACGAGCTCTTTCCACTCCATCCTCCATCTTGAGAATTGCCTTTGTGGATATGGCAGACTCCAAATTTTTCTACGATCTCTTGACTTGGGCAGGAGCACATCACAATTTTACAGTGGAAATGACAAAGACAAATCCAAATTTGATTGTATATGGAGCGTCTGGAACGGAACATCAAGCGGAATCATGGAAATCGATTCCAAAGATCTTTTATACAAGAGAAAATACTCCTGTCAGAAATGATTATAATACCTTATTGAACATTGGATTTATGTATCCCAAACAAGGAGGAACTCCCTATATTCGTGTTCCAAGTTGGATGTTACAGATTGACTGGTTTCGAACAGATCCTTCCAAGGTACAACTGACAGATTGTTTAACAGCAAATCCTTCCAAGTGGGATCGGTTCTGTTCCTTTATAGAAACAGATCCTGGAAATCCCTTACGAAATGCTGCCTTTCAAATTATTAATCAGTATAAACCAGTGGAAGCAGCTGGACCATTATTTTGTAATCGAGTGAATGGTCCTATAGAAGAACAATCGAAGGTCGATTATTACAAGAGCTCTAAATTTGTTCTTGCCTTTGAAAATGCTTCAAGTCCTGGATATTGTACTGAAAAGTTGTTTCACGCCAAGGTGGCAGGTGCCATTCCTATTTATTGGGGGGATCCATTAGTGACCAATGATTTTGAAGAAGCAGGATTCTTTCATGCAGGAACGTGTGGAAACGGCGAAGATTTATTAAAACAGTTAAAGGAGTTGGATGCGGATGAAACACGTTGTAAGGCAATGCAGGCAGTTCCTGCTCTTTCTGATAAGAAACACAAGGAATGTACTGCTACGATGGGAATGTTAGTAAAAGCATTTTGTGCAATTGGACTTCGTCGTGATATAACTGTGAAAGAAGAGGACTGGTCGACCTTTGCTTCCGCTGTGGTTGCTTCTGTGGTTGCTCCTCTGGTTGCTCCTGCTTTCACACCTACTACCATTCCTCCTAGTTTAACAATCAGACCATATCCTCAGAAACAATGCTTTGTCACAGCTGCCAATGCCAAATATATAGAGTCTGCAAAAATGTTACTGGACTCTGTAAAAGATATTCCAAAAGTATTGTATGTCTGGTCCGATGTATCCAAAGAGTCAACTGCATCTTTGACAGATGTAGACGTTCGTATTTTACCCACATCAGAAGAACCATGGATAGGATTTTGGGAGCCGCAGCACTTTGCATGGAAGTTATGGGTGCTTCACGATGCTGGAACCAAAGTCGAGGCAAATACTGCAATTTTATATCTTGATGCAGGCGTCTTTTTAGCCTCTTCTATTACAAAGATTTGGAATCAAATTGAGGAACACAATGTATTCTTATTGAATGACGATGAACAGACAAATGAACGATGGTGCCATCCTGATTTTTGTAAATCCATGTCCACCACTTCAGCAGAATTAAAAGAGAATCAGATCACGGCAGGACTCATTGGATATAAGGTAGGAAGTCACTATCAGTCAGACCTGTTTGAAGCGGCATTGCAGATTGCCAAAACGCAACCAAATACAATCCAAGGACACAAGTGGAGACCGTATAGCGGTGTTTGCTTCGGGCATCGCCACGACCAATCCATATTATCTATTCTAAGTTCTCGTTGTAAAGCACCACGCCTTCCCTTGAAAGATTTTTACTGTGATCATTCGTTGAAACGAGCGCAAGCATGGGGAACTCCGTTATATGTCCATCGTGGACAGTTCAAGCCGTTTGTTCCTATTACAACTGGAATTGGAGAAGTCTTTGTAATTAATGCGGATAAAGATACAGAACAACTTGCCAAGTTCAAACAACATCATCCAACCTTGTATAAACAGGTATATAAATGGAGAGGAATGGATGCATTGACACTTTCTTTGACCTCATCCTTGGCACGATTGTTTCGAGATAATAACTTTCAGTGGAATAAGGCAGCAATCGCAAGTGCCGTGTCTCATCTTGGATTATGGGAACGATGTGCGAATGATTCGTACGGACAGCCATATCTCATCCTAGAAGATACGGTACAACTTTGTTCTGATTGGGAATCCAAATGGAATCAAGCAGTTGCATCCCTTCCTGCAGAGGCAGAGATTGTTCATCTAGGATCGACTCTTCTTTGTATGACAGATCCTGTGAATCCATATTTTCGGAAACGAACGGGGGGAACAATTGTTCCCTCTGCCTATTTGTTGACACAGAAGGGAGCACGTTCTCTTATTACATCTATTCAACAAAGGGGGATATATACCACGTTAGAAGCGCTATTATGTGAACAATCATTGTATTGTATAAATAATCCCTTGACAATTTCAACTCAGAATGTAAAAATATCTACGATTGCATTTACGGATATGTGGCCTGGATTTAATTATAATACAAATTTTATTATGGATTCGTTACGACAGCATACATCCACACCTCTTCAAGGAAAGAACTATATCGACTGCGTATCTCCTCCTTCGGTGGTGATCATTGGACCGTACAGTGACACATGGAAGAGTCTTCCTGATTCCCTTCCCAAGGTGTTTTTTACAGCTGAAAACTGGAATGTTCCTAGTGATCCACGCATTTCCTTGTATTTAACTCCTTCCAAAACAGAAGATGCTACACATATGCGCCTTCCTACGTGGATGATGTTTATAGATTGGTATATTGAATCCACCGCCTTACCCGAGCAATCAAAGGACAATCCTATTCGCTTACCACTGTATTTTGCAAAAACAGTTCCATCTTTCCAAGAACGATCTCAGTTTTGCGGATTTGTGGTAAGTAATCCAGTCTGTAAACTTCGAAATGATACGTTTCAAGTGATTAACAATTATAAACGAGTAAATTCAGGAGGAGCCTTGTATAATAATATTGGTGGGCAGCTAGCGCTCCTATATCCTGGTGGAGGATGCGGGGATCTTTCTAAGCACCAGTTTTTCAAGCAGCATAAGTTTACGATTAGTTTTGAGAATTCGCAAGCACCTGGATATATTACAGAAAAGGTCTTACATTCCAAAATGGCAGGATGCATTCCTTTGTACTGGGGTGACAAAGATACAGACACTGATTTTGCACCAAATTCCATTGTAAATGTCTCTCACCTTACACGAGCAGAGGATGTGTTGGATGTGTTAAAACAATTAGAACAGGATCCAGTTCGATGTCATCAAATTGCCACCACTCCTATATTGAATGAAGCTTCGCACCAGAAAGCCTTACAGATTCTGAAGACGATGAGTGAACGTATTTTATCTCTCTGCAACCAGTCCTCTCCAGCTAAGATTGCTAAGACCTTTGTTATTAATTTGGATACGCGACAAGATCGATGGAAGAGTCTGATCGATGCGGAACCATCACTGCAATCGTATGCAACGCGTGTCTCTGCAGTCAATGGAAAAACTCTTACCATAAACTCCATGATTTACAATCTCTTTCATATGAATCAATTTCAATGGAAGAAGTCTATTATTGGATGTAATTTGAGTCATATTTCAATATGGTCACAGATTGTAAAGGAAGAGGGAGATTATTTTCTTGTGTTGGAGGATGATGTAAGGTTTGCACCTAATTGGATGGAAACATGGAAGGCATATGCCAAGGATATTCCAGCAGATGCAGATTTGTTGTATTTAGGAGGAATTCTTCCCCCCAATAAACCAGCACTTCCATCTGTATTAGAGCCGGTAAATGCACATTGGGCAACCATTAAACCAAATACATTGTTTAGTCAAACTCCTATACCACTGTTTCATTTCTGTACGTATAGTTATATAATTTTAAAGAAGTGTGCTCAAAAGTTACTTGACCATCTACGTGAATCTGAAGTAAAATTTCCACAGGTGGTGGATCATTTTCTAGGATACCACTCTATGCGTATGCGTACTTATGTTGCAACGTCTCTACTCACACATTGTTTTCAAGATTTGGACCCCAAATATCAACAGTCTCATTTCAATGATTTGCAACGGCAGGATACCTTTGATAGTGATATTTGGAATAATAAGGAACGTTTTACGGAATTAGAGTTGCTGCCGTATCGTGAATCCTTTCCTTCTGATGAGGTGGTCACTCATTTAGCAGCCTATATGCAACCAATGATTGCTGCATCCGCAGTAGCACCTGTAGTGGATACGTCAGTTACAACAGGTATACCAGTCTATATAATTCCTGGAACAGGACTGGATTATGAAAAACAATGGTTAGAAGATATGTTTCAATCGACTCTATCTGTCAAATCCATTCAAACAGTTCTTCCCAAGAATTCCATCCTCTTAATACAGCGAACTCCTCCTACGTTTCAACAAGGAAAATACAAGGAGATCTTGGATGCACAAGAACCTAATTCTGTTATTTTATTGCATATCAGCGATGAAAACGGGCAAGATCCAATTCTATTATACAACCATCCCTCTGTGAAACATGTGATTCGCAATTATTACCGCAAAGACTGTGCAGATCTATCGAAGGTAACCATTCTTCCACTAGGATACAGTACAAAAGCACCGATTGCTACACCGACCTTTAGTGATCGATCTTTCGTATGGAGTTTTGCGGGAAGTATTGATCGTCCAGGACGACAAGAAGCACTTTCAGCATTGGAAGTGCTCACTCCCTTTGAAAAAGAGACTAAATTAACCTTTGGAGATCCATCTCCGTTGAAAGGTTCTGCTTACACGGATCAACTTCTCAAAAGTAAATTTATTCCCGCATTTCGAGGATTTTGGTCGTTAGAATCTTTTCGCCTGTATGAAGCATTAGAAGCAGGATGCATTCCGTTATACGTTCCCTCCGAAGGAACTAACGGAGATGAATATACCACTGTGTTAGGAAAATCACCGATCTTAGCGCTTCCTTCCTGGACACAAGCACCGACTCTTCTGGAACAACTCTCCAAAAATGCAGCAGTGATGGAACAACATCGTCAAGATTTACAAACGTGGTGGAAGGAAAAGAAACAGTCGTTACGAACAACTCTTTCTAAGGTTTTATCCAGTTAATAACAGCTAGCAACACCACCAGCCACAGCAAGCGATTGGCTTGCTCAACTGATTCCATTCATCAATGGTGTACGTATTACTCATCGATATATTACATTTGTGGCATATTGGACGCAAATTTGACATATCCAACGTTCCTCCTTTGCTTTCAGGAATATTATGACCAACATCAAATTCAAAGGCTGTGATGCGATTGGTACACCATCGAACTAAACATTTTGTTTCAAAGGATCGACCAACATAAGTTAACCAGACTTGTTGGCGTAGTGCTAATGGAATGGTCACCTTTCCTGTCTTTCCTTCCACTGTCTTTGCCATTTTAATTGCGTTTACAACTGTTTTCATACGTTCCCTATATTTATATGGTCGTATATGGTTTATATGCTTTCCCTTCTTTAACTTGTTAGAAGCACGTGTAGTAGCCATAGAGCTGTTCCAGTTACGGATTGAAAGTTTAGACCTTTGGTAAGGTAGATTTTGTCTTACAAAATCTACCTTGTTGGTAAAATGGCACTTCCGTTTTACAACAATCTGGATGCTTTATTAAGCGCTGTAGGAGGCGCTCCCACTGTAGCTCCAAAGAAGTTTCTCTTAGTAAGTACCCATGCTCACCAGTGTACCGGTTATAGCAAGGTAAGTTATCATTTAGTGAAAGAAATAGCAAAAGACTCCCGCATTCAATTGTACCATTTTGGATTTCAAAAAGCTATGGTATCCAGTCCCGATTGGCGCGCCTATCCTTCGAATGTGGAAGTCTATGATGTTATGGAAGAGGAAAAGAAGAGTGGAAAAGCGGAAGGAGGATTTGGATTCAGCCTTCTTCCGAATGAAATAAAAAGGATTCAACCCGATTATGTTCTCCTCTATAATGATGCCATGGTAATGTGTCAATTCTTAGATAGTCTTGAAAAGAATTTAACAATAGAAGAACGATCCAAATATAAACTATTAACTTATTTTGATCAAGTGTATGATATGCAACGACCGCAACTGTTAGGACGGATTGATAAGGATACACATGCTTATTTTGCCTTTACAACATATTGGAAGTCTGTATTGCAAGCACAAGGAATTACAAAACCAATTCATGTGTTACGACATGGATTTGATCCCACGCAGTTTGTACCGAAAGATCGCACCGAGCTTCGCCTAAAACACAAGATTCCGAAAGATGCCATTTTATTTTTAAATGTAAATCGAAATACGCCGCGAAAACACTATGATTTACTGGTCATGGCGTTTGCACAATTGGTGGCACGGTTTCCAACCCAACCGATTGCATTGATGTGTGTCTGTGATAATGGAGAACATGGAGGATATACTCTCCTAGAAATCTTTGTACGTGAATTAGCGTTACTAAAGGTTCCTCCCCAAGCGCATATGAATAAACTTTTATTGGTGAAACAAGCCATGAGTTTTACGGATGAAATGATTAATGATATGTATTCAATGAGTGATGTGGGAATTAGCTGTGCCGATGGAGAAGGATTCGGCTTATGCCAGTTTGAAGCCATGGGCGTAGGAATACCACAGATAGTACCTTATGTAGGAGGCTTTAAAGATTTTTGTAAACATAATATTAATTCAAAGGTAATAAAACCAGTCTTTCGCACGTATTTGCCAATGGCAATGGGAGGCATTGGAGGAATTGCCGAGTTGGTGGATCCGAAAGAGGTGTGTTATGCCATGGAAGAATATGTGATGGATTCCGAATTACGTGTGAAGCATGGTGCAGCCGCACGTAAAACAATTTTAGAGTATGAGTGGAGTAAGGAAGTGAAGTCCTTAATCAATGTTATTATTAGTTAATGAAATAGTTTGAATTCACCCTTCTTTGCCTTGTAACCGGCATTCACAAGGTGTTTGAGTGCCTTCTTACCAGCTGCCTGCTGCTTGCGGCTTACAATGCGACCATGCTTATTTAATACCAGATCAGACTTGATAAGACCGCCAGGCGTGTGCTTAGCACTACCGTTAAAGACTTGTCTCTTGGAGCCGACCGTTACAGCATCTGCATTAACGCTTGCACGAGAGGCACGTTGCGTCTTAGAAAGAAACTTTCCGTTGGGACCGTGATTGCGTCCGAGTGCATTCTTGCGAGTATTAGGCATTTCTACTCCTTCCAAACATTTTATTCTCCCTTTCGTAAAGTTTCTAAATAACCGCGATCAATCGTAGAATGATCGCGCACATAGTTCATCATTGTATGAATCATATTTCCATGATAGACTCCTGCAAAATGAATCAATAAATCTCCCTCTTTCCATAGGCGCCGGGGTGGATCCACTGTTTTTCCAGTCGGACCGAAGAGGTAGGCATTGAACAACCAAGAGTTTTTACAGGTTGCAACATGGGCAGCATGATCCGGGCGTATTTCCAGCACCTTGATCATAGCTGCATTTTCCCACCAAATATTATGAATAAGATCCTCTTGTTTCCAAACAAGATCAAAATAGGAGCGGATCCAGTCACGGGATGCACACCGGAGAAGCATATTTCCACTATTTAAATGGTCGCATGCATCCAATGTCCAGAGTAAATCTTTATCTCCAAGCTGAGGAAGAATCACATCTTCAATCTTCAAGCTTGGATTCGTAATTAATACATCTGCATCACTAATAAACAAATAATCATAATCGTTTAAAAAGGTTTGAAGATAGAGAAGTTTTGACCAGGGAATCGGGCGAGACCGATCCCACACGGCGTCTCCTCCGCAATGAAAGTCATAGCCGTGTCGAGCACACCAGTCCCGTTTCGACTGTAGACCGGGTTCCATCCATCGTTTGTAGTCAGGACCGACAACAAAGGTAACCACTGCAATCTTCATTTTATATCCATTTGGTGGAAGAGTTTAAATCCTTAAAAATTGATAAATAAATATATTACAATTTAATATCTTAAACCATGACTGAAATTACAAAGCATTATACAAAAACGGATGATACATATAGCTGCAAGCTATGTAAGAAGGTTACAACCTATGCCTCCACTATGCATTATCACATTGCCACCAAACATATAGAAAAGAAGCCATACAATTGTACGGTATGCAAGAAAGAATTTGTACAAAAAAGTTTATATGAAAAGCATTTAACGACGCATGTTGAAACAAGACCGGCTTCGTATAAAGAACCGATCTATCGTTGTTGTCGTTGTAGTCATACCACGACAACAAAGGGAAATTGTTTAATTCATTATGCACGATCCCATGCAGATTGGATTCCTGTATACAGGGAAAAGACACCCTGTAAGAAGTGTAATCGGGTATTGCCCTCTTCCACAGCCTACTTGTACCATACGATTCAATGCATATCTGCTCCTTCCAAAACAATTGAAGCAGAGATAAAACGTTGCAAGGGAGAAGAAACTGTTACGGATCTTATAGATCTGATGACACATTTAGCAGTTAACGAAGCAGGTACTGAACCTCCCCTCCTCAAATAACAGGACTGACCGCAATGGTACTTATTGCAAGACTATAACCAGGATCATTTACTGCATAAACATTGAAGCTATACATAGAGGCGGTATTCAAAGAACTAACCACCACGGTGCTTTCAAATCCATACGTATTAACACGAATTTCAGGATCACCAGGAGAGGAACTGATGGATTGTACTACAAACCAACCGGTAGAAGGAATATTTACATCGGGAATTGGACCTGTCCATCCAATCTGTACTGCAGCATTACTTAGGACGGTAGCCGTTGTGCTAGTTACAGGGTTAGGAACGAATCCAGGTTGCACTGTTCGGAAATAAACGGGAAGACCATCTCCATAAGAATTAGTTCCAAAAATTTGAAAGGCATAAGGAGTATGATTCAGCAAACTTGATATTTTTAGATATTTAATAGAACTATCAACTGTTTGAGAAATAGGAGCATAAGGTCCCAAGATTGTACGAGTACTAATAGTATAACTACTAGTAGCAGGACCCATGGGGGATTCATCCCAAAAAAATTCTAAGGTTTCATCCTCTGCCACCGGTCGAAGGGTGGCAAGTGGAATGTTTGGTACATTTCCCATCTTATATAGGACTGCGAAAATATAAACTAACTAATCATAATAATAAGGAGATGTGCTAAAAGTATAGTTTTCATTATCTCCTACTAATGTACTTAGCATACTAAACGTGGTGGTAGAGAAATTAAACACAACATAATTTGTTGCGCCATTATTATCGTCGGTTACCTCAAACCCAATCGAATCGGCTTGGTTATAGTAAGAACTTTCGTACAAATCACCAATCGTACTAAATCCATAGTCAATTCCTGCATTTACATCACGTGCTAATAACGTAAAAGGATAATCATGCCACATCATCAAAAAGGACTGCGTTAAAAAAGTATTCGTATTATCTGTAAAAAACGAGGTACTGAATGTAGAAATTGCATCATTGGTGACCATTTATTTTAGTCATAAGATTACAATGGATAAATCTATATTTTAATTCATGTGGCAAGTTGTGATTTAATATGTTTTAGCGCTTCTTTTGCATCCTTGGGAGGATCCGTAAGAGATATTAAATAATGTATGATTGGTGTATATTGTTTATGATAATTAGGTTTATCGTGTATTAAATAAACAAGTGTCATACCTAACATAAATAGATCAAATGAATATTTATATGTTTCATAAAGTTCCTCTCGTGAAAGACCGCGTTTTAATACATTTGAAAAATCACGTTCAATCTTTGCAACAATTTCTTTAAAAAAAGTGGATTTTGCAGCAGCTGGTTCTAACATATTTGCTCGAAAGGGCATTAATCCTGTGCACATGGATGGAGGTAGTTTCCAATCATAGCAATACCAACGGAGAGGGCTTGATGTCATAAGTGAAGCAGGTTTCAAACTTCTATTAAACTTATTTGATTCCCCCCAGTCAATTAATTTATATCGATCCGAACATTTTACAATATTATCTGGTTTTATATCATTATGACTATAATCATGCGTTTGTAAAATTTGAATACTTTCTAAAATATCAAGTATAAACTGTGGAAGAACAAGATCATATTTATTGTTGCATTTGGATCCAAATATTACATAATAGGTAGTCTTTCCTTGAAAGATTGCACCCATAAGATTATGAGAAGATAATAAAATTGTTAGATATTTGGTTGCTTTTTTATTATATATTTTTATAATATTTCGGTTTGTATCTATTTCACTTTCAAACTGTTTCTTTGTAGTGGATACAAATACTCCACAAGGTTTGAATATTTTTGCAATATGTTCTTGTTTTTTGTGTAACATATCTAGAAATGTATCAATCTCTTCTTTTTTAGAGAGTGTTTCTGTTCCATCCGATGTATAAAGAGTTATCTCACGAATCATTTGTTTATCAAGCTCATCGCAAAAAGATTCTTTATCTTTCTTACACAAATTATAAGTAATTCCATGAGCTCCTTCTCCTAATATAGCCCCTCCTTGCATCCTTTGACGATACTTCTGTCGCCGGGTTTTCATTCTATTCTTATAAAGATGATTTTGCAAAAGCAACGAATTTCTTTTTAAAAATGATTTTGGTCCAAAGAAATGCGCCTATAGTATAGTAATATGGAGATCGTTACACTGTTAGAAGCATATGGAGCACGCGAACCGAATCTTGCCTGTCAACTGGCAGCTAAATGGATTCGAAGCGAGGTGGAACATTCAAAGGAACGCGGTATTGCCGCCATTCAGGATCCAATGGTACAACGTCTAATCCGTGAAGCGCAGTTAGGAATCAGCTGCGGAGTGCGACCGGTGTTCACACCGAAACCAACAACAATTATGGGATATTTTCAAAGTACCCCTGCCAGACCGTCCTCCTTACCTGTTTCAGAAGCACCCACTCTTCTCCCTAAACGTCCCTCCCCTCCTGCGTCGATTAGTCCTCCCCCGTCTCCACCTCGCTCGACAGCTCCTACCACAAGCACACCACCACAAGTAGTTCTCTTCTCCGATGGTGCATGCTCATCAAATGGACGAAAAGGAGCCAAAGCAGGATATGCAGTCACCATGGGAGTCATCCTGGGAACAACCTATCGTGAACTTGCTAACACGGCGGCTCCATTAAATCCATCGGAATCGCAAACAAATCAACGCGCCGAGCTACGGGGAGTAAGTAAGGCATGGGAGATTGCTACCACCCAAGTACCAGGAATTCTTCATAAATCAGATATAAAATTTACCACAGTCCATATCTATACAGATTCTCAATACAGTTTAGATTGCATTTTAAACCCAAACTGGGCACAAAAATGGTCAAAAAAAGGATGGAAAAAAGCAAACGGAGAACCTGTCTTGCATCAAGATGTAATTGAACCTCTTTTCACAGCTGTACAGGCATGGAAACGTGAATCTCACCCCTATACCATTGAATTTCACCATGTGAATAGTCATACGGGAAAAACAGACCCGATCAGTTTGGGAAATGCGCGGGCGGATGAATTGGCGACGGGAACAATTGTATAATATAGAGTAGAATGT